TTCTGCTTCTTCGTTCTTTTTAAGCAAAACCTGCATATCGGCTTCTAATTTAGCCGTACGGCTATTTGTAGGAGCCTTTTGTTCCTTTTCTTTTTCAATTTCAGGCGTGGATAGATATACTCTATCTGCATAGAGTTTACATACAAGCCCGCTATCTGATACAGCTTGAATAACGCCTGTACCGCGTACACCTTTTACATTAGCTAATGGCAATACAAAGTTAGAGCCCTTGCTAGAACGTACTACATCGGACAAGTTAGCTGTAATAGTTACAGTTACAAGACCAGTGCTTTCATCGACATCACAAGCATAAAGTTTATCAACCAAAGGTAGTTGCTCTTTTTCTTGTAATTTTCTAGCATTAGCGAATGCTGTTTTAATGTCTACTACTGGAGTTGTTGTTTGTTTTTTTGTTGCTGTTGCCATAATGGAACCTCTTTCCCCGCTTTGTTGCGGTGTTAAATATGATTGATAGCATTTATTGCTACCCTGAAAGCCATTTGCTTTCCGTGGCTACACTATCTCATACCTCCGCTGATATAGTGCAATGCGTTGTATTTGCCCCGCTTTTTGCAACATTACCACCCTCACTATATATTATTCGTTGTAATACAGTGAATTTTTTCTATCTGCTTCGATACTTTTCGATATATCCTAGTGCCCCTGTCAAGGGGTGGGGCTTCGCATTTCGGGCGTGGGGTGCGGACATAGAAAATAGAGACTGCTTATACAAAAATCCATACCTTCTCAAAAACATTTATACAAAAATCTATACAAACCTATAGGTCGAAGAGCACCCAATGATGAGCAATAACTTCTCCCTATAAAAACTAATACAAATATGAAGATAACATGAAGTAATTGTTTCACAGTTGATTATGAGTTGTACCGTTTTTGTTTCCCAGCAGAAACAAGGTCAAATAGGGTCATTTTGATACCATAGGGGCATCGTAAGTACCCAAAAATGGCAAAATACGTATTGTATGGTTTACTAGTTCTTTTTCTCTTTCTTTTCTTTCTTTATATATTTCTTTCTTTATCTTTCTCTTTTTCTTCCTCGTACTTACGTACTCGTCAGAAAAAGACGTTATCAGCTTTCTAGGGTAGGGCTTCCAAATACAGCAGTACTATCTATTACGAAACCGATAACGTGTAATATTTTTACAAATCCAAATTAGCTTGTGGTATTACCAAATGAACTGTTATGAAACAAACAAAAGTCTAAATCGTATTTTTCACCGATAGTAGTGAAAGGGCAAGAAAGGAGATTGGTAATGTCAAACGAAATTGAACAGTTAGCAGAGATATACGACAGATGCAAAAATGATTTGGTATTATTCCGACAAATGTTTCTTCCAGTTGAAAACGAAGTAAAACCTGCTTGGTTTCATTACAAATGGGGAGACGTATTACTGAACGGTAAACGACACTATGCCGTAGAGGGTTTCCGTGAGTCAAGTAAAACTTCAATCGTATTAAGAGCTTTTCCATTACACGCTTTAGTATTCCCATCCAAGAAGAAACAATACATCGTATTTATCATGGCTAACCAACGGGCAGCCAGCCGAAGGCTTAAAGATATTGCTGAAGAATATACTTCAAACGAATTGATGAACCTCAATCTTGTTCGTATCAAAGAACAGTCCGAAAAGGCATTTGAGATTGTAGTTAAAGATGAAAACGGTGAAGAAATTACAATACGTATGGAAGCGTATGGTAAAGGTTCTAGTGTCCGTGGCTTGAATAACAAAGATAGACGTCCTGATATTATTCTCATAGATGACCCTCAAGACTTGGAAGACAGCTTATCTGATACAGTACAAAAATCTGACTATCAATGGTTCTTATCTGATGTGTATTTCCTTGGTAAAAATACACGAATATTCTTCATCGGTAATAACCTTGGTGAAAAATGTATTATCGAACAGGTAATATCCAACAAAGAGGAATTAGACTTTGATGCGGAACGCATTCCTGTATTGAATGAAGATGGTAAATCTAACTGGGAAGAAATGTATCCAGTAGAAGCTATTAACAATGAACGTGAAAAGTGGCGTAAACTTGGGCAGCTAGATATTTGGGAACGTGAAAAGCTATGTATTGCTATTTCTCCTGAAAGCCAAATCTTTAAGAAAGAATACTTTAGGTATTATGACCCTAATACGATACAACTAGAAGAATGTTCTGTATTCGTCGCATGTGACTTGGCTATTTCTGAAAAGGAAACAGCTGACTTTACATCTGTCTGTGCTGTTGCTGTAAACCCAGATAACCATTGGTTCCTACTTGAGATTGATTATGGTAGGTGGGACCCAACTAAAACAATTGATACTATATTCCAAATGGTTCAGAAATATCGACCAATTTATGTTGGTATTGAAAAAGTCGCTTATCAAGCGGCTCTTATTCATTTTGTGGAAAAGGAAATGATTAAACGTAACACTTGGTTTACCGTAAAACCTTTAGAAGCAAAAGAGAAGAAAGAAATCCGTATCGCAGCTTTGCAGCCACGATTTAAAGCTGGTACATTATGGTTCCCTATGGGGCAGGATTTCTTAGTAGAGTTAGAGAGCGAGTTTTTATCATTCCCTAAATCTTTACATGATGATTTAATTGATAGTTTAGCACACATTTCAGCTATTGCCAGTCCACCTGTTGGCACATTTGGTACGGTAAGTACAGCTGATATACCGATGGGAGGTGCGATGTAAGATTGGCTGAAGATTTTACAGTTGAATTAACTGGTCAGGAAGCTGACAAGGCTTTACTAAGTTTAGTCAAAGCTGATATTGCTGATGCTGAGGCGTATCAACAATCCATTATTCAGCCTACTGTGCGTGAGCGTTATAATATCTATTACGCAGATAAAGAATATTATGCTCATAAGTTTCCTATTTTAAGTAAAACTTCTTCTTTGGTATCTACAGATGTGGCAGATACTATAGAATGGGCATTACCGTCTTTGATGAAAGTATTTACTGGCTCTGATGAAGTAATTACAGTAGCTGGTGTTACAGAAGAAGATGACCAAAATGCAGAAGTTATGCAAAGCTTATTGGTATACCAATTACAAAGACAAAACAAATTCTTCCCTATCTTGTATAACTGGATGAAAGATGCTTTGATTACTGGTATGGGTATTATCAAATGCTATTGGGAACGTACAGAAGGCTATACACCAGAAACAGCACAGCTTAATGCTGATGCTTTAAAACTCTTAACACAAACTGGTGTAGAAATTACCAACGTAGAAGGACCTGATATAATGGGTGATTTCACTGTAACATGGAATTCTCCGTATTATATCAAGAATAGTCCTAAATTAGAAAACATATTAGTATCGGAGTTTTTATATTCTCCTGATGCTAAAAACCTCGAAGATGCGAATTTCGTAGCACACCGTAAAAAGGTTACTATGTCTCATCTTCGTCAAAAAGAGCGTGAAGGTATTTACGCAAATGTCGATATGGTTCACCCTGATAATGGTCCTGTATCTTGGATTACAGACCAAGTAGAAGATGTAATTGGGGACCACTACACACCATTACATAATAATCAACAAGATAAAGCTCGTGAAGAAGTTACGATTTATGAATGTTATACGAAAATTGACTTTAATAACGATGGTATTCTTGAAGATATGATTATTACCATTGCTGGTGATGTAATTCTCCGTGCAGAACCTAACTATATGGGTAGACACCCATTCTTTTCTATTTCTCCAACTAAAGACCCACATCGTATTTGGGTAAAACGCTCCTATGCAGAGTTAATTGGCGAATTACAGGACATGAAAGTTGCCCTCACTCGTCAAATCGTACAAAATATCGCCTTAACTAATGACCCTAAAATGATTTTAGCAGAAGATAGTATTAATATTTCTGATTATATTGAAGGTCGTAAAGTTATCCGTAAAAAACCGGGGTCTAATATGGGTGATGTGGCGATGCCAATGCCAGTCAACCAATTATCTCCTCAAACATTCCAATTTTTGGAGTATTTAGAAGGTCAAAAAGAAAATCGCACTGGTATTACACGGTATAACCAAGGTCTTGATGCTAATAGTCTTAATAAAACGGCTACTGGTATTAGTGCTATTTTGGGACAATCTGCACAACGGCTAGAATTAGTGGCTCGTATGTTTGCGGAGACAGGAATATCGGAACTGTTTCGTTTCATGGTTAGCCTCAATCAAAAATTTGTAGACCAAGACACCGTGATTAGGCTAACGAA